GCAGTTTTGAAATCTTCAGTATTCTTTAAATCCTTCTTCAGTAATTTTTGTTCTTCTTTGAAATATTTTGCTCTTTCTCTTATATCTCTTCTTATCTCCTTCTGCATCGCCTCCATATTATTTTGCATCTGTTCCATTTCTAGAACAATCCTACCCAAACCTCTTATCGAAGTCGAAGTTTCTTCATCTAGTTGCTGTGCATTTGAAAAATTTATAAATCTCCTTTCAAGACTATCCATCCTACGTTCCAATGGAAGCATGGATGTTTGTGGTTCTACTCGTCTACCAGGAGTTTGCATTTTTTGCGGATGCTTCTGCGTTTTTCCTTTCTAGTTTTTGTTTTTCTAGAAAATTGATAAGGTAGTTCACGTAAGTTTCCCTTTCCCAAGGGATCATAGATTCAATATCACTCAAACTCCAGTTATGATGTTGCATCAGGGCAAAATTTGCCTCTAACATTGCATCAATACTGGTATGATATAACATTATGCGAAAAAATTTGATAAACCCTCAATTAGTATCTCAGTCTCAACATCTGTATTGGGATTTTTTACATTTGTTTTATACTGTAACTTAGGCATAGTAGCAAAAAATCCTTCAATCTTTTGAAACTGTGCAGAACTCAACTGTTCAATAAAGGATACTAATTCTTTTTTAGTACAATCACTTGAAGACCACGCCTCATCTGCTGTAAAAATAGTATCAACAGAATCAGCAACTGCCTTGAATGCCTTATCAATTCTTTCATCATCTTTAGTCTGACTAACATTGAAATTAGTGTCTAAAAATGCTTGCATTGATGGATATTTCATTTTGATAGAAATACCACCTCCAAGATCAATAGTATCGTTATGATCGTCAGGGACATGTAGTTTGATGTCCGACATTTTGATACTCAAAGGAACCTTTGTTTCATTATCATCACTACATGTTGCTAATAATTCAACAGTCTCACCAACAGATTTTCCTCTAATATTCAAAAACAAATATTCTAGTTCAAAACTTGGTAGATCATCTACCTTCACTCCACGAGTCAGTACACAGGATTTGAGTACATCTTTAATTGTGGCAGTAATATCTTTTTCATTTCCACTCTCCATAGCAATCAACAATGCCTTTTCCTCTTTTACAAGGAATGGTCTGTATTTAATTGTCTTTGGTGTAGAAATTAGTTTCAGTTCAAACGTAGGTGCTACGACCTTTGGTAATGGCATAATAATTCACTTCAGTGGCTTTATTTATAGGGTTTTAAAACATTGTAAACCCATCATCTCCAGATAAATTAAAGTCTTGATCATCAAAATCTCTACCAGCATTATCTGTTCCTTGAGATGCTCTTGCATCGTTCATAGAATCTGTTCTTCGATTGTTACCCGAATCGGATACTTTCAATGTTTCACCAACTCTAGAAGTACGATCAATATAATAGTACTCATATTTGAAAGTGACAGATGTTTTTACCAACTCAGACTTTCCATATGCTAATGGTGATGCAACTATATTAGTAGGAAAAAGATTTTCTACGTAGTATGTAATACTACTTGGAAAATTACCCAATGATCTATCGGGACCAGAAACTCGTGCTTGTGGATCATCAAAATCTCTACCATCAGGATCAGTACCCTGTGTTCCTCTACCTCTAAATTGGTTTCCTAATGCAGGTTGAGAAAGTACAGGTTTACTAAATGAAGTAATCTGCATATTACATTTGTAAAATTCAGGGTACTTCAATCTCCTAAAGGACGCTTTGTCGTTCCTTCTAGTTCTAGTAGAATCTCCGTAACGACTATCTGCTAACCTAGTTGGAGAAATATATTCCATCCAAGCATTAAAGACATCATTAGTATAATAGTCCTGTTGAGTGTACCATGTCAAGGTTATGTCAGGATATGATCTATATGTCGCATAATTCTGAACAACACCTTGCCTCAAACCACGTACTTCAGCAGTTTCAATGGTAGATCCTGGTAAAATTGCCTCGGAACAAAATAATGCTAACGCACTTCCTGGACTCGAACCTCTACCACCTTTATCATAAAAAGTATGTTGATTTATAAATCTTGTCAATCCTTTACCAGAAAAATCTATCCATACATCGTAAACATTATTATACGCTGGAACATTACTACCAAACTTATCTCTGGTAATATATAAATCTTGAGTTGGCAGTATATGTCTTCCCTCTGCAAAGACATTTGGTCTATTTGCCATCTAAATACAGTACGCTACATACTATGTATGTCATATAAAGGCAAGTTTAGACCAAAAAACCGTAAAAAATACAAGGGCAACTCAAGTGATATTGTTTACAGATCACTTTGGGAACTAAAATTTATGAATTATTGCGACAAGAGCAAAGATATCATAACATGGTCATCAGAAGAAATAATAATACCATATAGATCACCAATTGACAATAAATCACATAGATATTTTCCAGATTTTTATGTCAAGTACAAAGATGTAAGAGGAAAAATACTTGAAAAGGTAATTGAAGTTAAACCTGCTAAAGAAGTAAAAGAACCAAAAATACAAAAAACAAGAACTAAAAAGTATGTTACTGAAGTGATGAAATATGCAGTAAACCATGCAAAATGGGAAGCAGCAAAAGACTTCTGTAAAGACAGAAGATGGAAATTTCAAATACTAACGGAGAAAGAACTTGGAGTATAGAAACGTATTTCCAAAGTCAAAGACTGAAGGTTCTCCTATACCTGGACATCTTATGTTATTTCAGTATGGTGCAAAAACTGCTGAAAAACTAAGATTCTACGATAGAAACCCATTATGCTATATTGTAGCAGTTGAAGGTAATAAGTTTTGGGGTGTAAATTTACACTATTATGCACCTGATGACAGAGAAACTATACTAGAATGGTTGGATGAGTCAGCAAATCCAGCAGACCTTCCTAGAGGATACCATAAATACCTAAAATCCTATGTAGATACATTATTTTTGGACATATCTATGGAAGAATGGGAAACAGCTCTAAATTTAGGTGTCGAGGAATTTATAAGAGACCTCGGTAGTGTTGAAATAGCCATCAGTAATACAAAGGTCTGGAAATGAGTAATAATAAATTATCTATACTTAATAACGGTCAAATGACTAAAACCTTTTCCTATACTATTAATGGGAAAAAAATAATAGAGACTATTGATTTAGATATTCAAAATGGTAATTTTGCTAAAACACAAGATATAAGATTTGTAGACAACAAAGTTGGATCTTTAATCAATAAACATTTACCAATAGATCCAGGTAGCGAATTGGGAAAAGCAATTCTTGCAGATGAATCTGGTGTAAGGCAAAATACCTTCCTAAACACTATGGATGGTATATCCACAAAGGCAGGTAATCAAACAGTTCTAAACAGTAATGTTTATGAAAATGCCTTGCGTGAATCTGGAATGTATAATAAAGCAAGGGGATTTGAATCTCATATAGGTAGTAAATTTCCAAATACAGGAGAAAATGTAGATCAGACCGTAGAAGAAGAGAGTAAAGATGATGATGTTACACCTAAAGACAGAAAGAAGAGATCAGCAACTTCTGTAGGACATTACACATATCCAAAATCTCCAGAAATGCATCTGGATCAAGATTATATGTTTATTGAAAAATATCAATATAAACCACCACAACAGGGTTATTTGTCTGAAAAAGTAACAAAACAAAAAACTAAAAAAGACTGGGGTGGTTGGGCATTGGATCGTGTATTTACAGATGCTGCTGGTGGACCTAAAGTATTTCAAAAAGATAAAACTGTGAACGTCACCACATATGAATCACAAGCAAAACCAGTGGATGTCATTAACCAAGGTTTACAAAAAGGTAATAGTATAGAAAAAAAACTTCTAGGATCTGTAAAACTTCCCATTCCAAATGGATTATCAGTAAGTCAAGGAGTAAATTGGGGTGAAGGTAAAGCAAATGCTCTTGAAGCAGGTGCATTTTTTGGAGTTCAAAGTAACTTATCTCAACTAATGGCTGGTGAGAAGAATTTAGCAGGAGTCATTGGTAGTGGAGTTGAAGGTCTGCAAGATTTTTTAGGGAATATGAAGGATGTAGGTCAAGGAGGTTCAAATGCATTATTATCGTCAGTTATCGCAAAAATGGCATTAGCTGAAGTAGGTATAAATGTTGATCCTGCTCAAATGATTGCCAGGTCAACAGGAACTGCAATAAACCCTAATTTGGAACTTTTATTCTCAGGACCAAAACTAAGAACATTCAAATTTGTGTATAATTTTGCACCTAATGATGAGACAGATGCACAAGAAGTACGAAAAATAATGAGACTGTTTAGAGAAGGTATGATGCCTCATGGGGGAACAGACAGTGACAGACTGTTTCTTGGAGCTCCAGATGTATTCCGTCTAAGTTATAAAAATAAAAGCAGGAGAATAAAAAGTTTGAATATCTTCAAAATATGTGCATTAACAGCATGTGAAATTAATTTCACTCCAGACAATCAGTATCAATCATATGAAGATACTGATGCAATATCAATGCCTGTAAGAAGCACCATGACACTAACATTTACAGAATTATCACCAATATTCTCTAATGACTATGTTAATGATGGTAGTCCAAATCCCTCTGTAGATGACTTAGGTATGTTAGTTACAGGTGAAAATGAAATCAACGAAAACGACATAGGATTCTAACATGGCATACTTCGATTATCATCCAAACATAGTATTACCTTCATTTTCACCAGATCGTAATTCTTCCAACGATGCTACAATAGTAAAAAACCTTTTCAAAAGAGGAAAAATAAGAGACAAATATTTTGAAAATGCTATGTCATTTGAAAAATATAATATTCAAGGTGATGATAGACCTGATAACGTAGCATATGACATTTACAAAGATTCTAGTTTAGATTGGGTTGTATTGATATCTAACAATATAATCAATATTAGAGATGAATGGCCAATGTCACAATATGATTTTCAGCGATTTATTGATAATAAGTACAGTCCAGAGCAAGTAACTCAAATCCACCATTATGAAACAAAAGAAATAAGGGATACTGATGGTATTCTTTTACTTGACGCTGGTAATCAAGTAGACGCAGATTTCACTTTTGAATATTCTTACTTTGGCACTAATTACTCATTATCAGGATCTGATGTTCTATCATCTTTCAGTAATTATGATTATGAAGTATCAGTAAATGAATCAAAGAGAAATATATTCGTTCTTAGAAAACAATACCTAGAAATGCTAATGAATGATATGAGAGATATTATGACTTACAAAGACAGTTCTCAATATATCAATAAAAAACTGAAAACTGGGGATAATATAAGAAATAAATAATAAAAATTTATGGTTATATTATGAAGTCTTCAATGACTTGTATAACAAAATATCCTCATGGTAGGATCAGAATGACTATACATATGCCAAGAGTGAGCATATGGGATGGAGTAGATATTGATAAAAAGAAAAGAAAATGGACATGGAAAATACAAACACTAATAAATCGAGAATATATTCATAATTATTGCAAATCTAAAAAAGAGGCAGTTCGTATACCTCTAAAACATATTTCTTTAGATTTATGGGAGCTCAATCATATCAAAGAAGATGGTCATAATTATATCAATGCTGATATAAATGAACCTGTAATTGTTCTAAACAGAACAAAATATATGTGTAGTGCCATTGATGATAAAGATATGGAAGAGAATTATCTATGTTATCAATGGAGTGACGATAAACATAAAATAGCAAAAGCAAGAAATCAAGGACACAATGATATTCTTTGTTATATTGTAGATTTTAGTGATATTGATAAAACAGCATATGGCGAAGGTGATACTGTAGATGAGGTTTTAGACGATGCTAAAAAAACAATAGCAGTACAATTATCAGATGAAGAGTGGTTTGATGATATTAGGAATGGTGGAGATGATCTATATACGCAATTTGGTGATGATACCGATATTTAAAGTAAAAACCTATATTAAAACATATAAGGATAATAAATTTTTTGAATCTATCAAATATCATGATAATACATGGTTTTGGAAATTAAAAGTTGAAAAAACCTCATGGGAGATATATCTAGATTGTCAAGAAGAAAAAAGAGAAGCATTTGAAATACCTATGAATGAATTTGAGGTAAATCATGTTAAAGTAGCAAAAATAGACACAAACAGTGAAAGATACATAAATGCAGATTTTTCAGTTCCTATTATACTTGCTGCACGTAAAAATGGACTTTATAAAATTCTTGCTGGTAGACACAGATATAGAAAAGCAAAAGATACGAATAAACCTACATTACTTTCTTATATACTAGAACATGATGAGGAGTGGCATAGACTGAAAGGTAGTGCAAATACTCTAATTGAAGCAAAAGCAAAAATTGAAGAATCTAGAAATATCTTCAAAGATAATTTAAGAGTAAAATCAGGATTATAAAAAACTTAAGGGCAAAAAAAATTCCCGACTTTTTTTTCGGGAATTTTTGAAACTAAAAGTCGAATTTGCCCTGTAT